TGGATTGATAGAAGTAGTATCGAAAGAATTAGAGCAAAGACCTAATCCAATTGACGTATACACATCACAAATTACCTTTGAAGATGCAGCAAACAATATTACTGGCTTGTCGTCTATACTAGATGTGTGGGGAGATGCGTACATACAATTTTACACAAAATACGATAACATACGCTATTATGGTATTGTAGATAGAGACGAAAATGCTGAATCTGACAAAGACTATCTCGACTACTCTGGTGGAATTGTAATAAGGGATCTAACCACTGGTGAAGTATTGATTAACAATACTGGTGCTTTTGGAGCAGCTACTGGAGTTGATGCAAAAACACTAAACTTTAAAGGTATGCACATTATTAGGATCGAGGTATCCGCAGATAGTGGAGCAAACAAAGATAAGGTGTACCCGTATCTAACAATTCAATTAGCAAATGTAAACTACGAATATAATGGACAAACGGGCGTAGGCAATTATGTAGACGTTTGGCCATCTAACGTAGATTACAACCCTACAAGCATAAATGCATTTGAAGGTGGTCGAGCTGGAAAGAACCCAAGAAGGGATCGAAACCAGAATGTGAAAAAATTCCAAATCGATATACCATCTAATCAAATATCAGCAATATACGCAGGTACTAGGTGGTGGCGAGGGGGTGAAGATACTACAGAAAATACGGTATCGACTAAGATAGACTTTGGACCAACCGGACTTGTTTACTTTAGAGTATAGTACCAATAATTATAGGCATGCAAAGGGTAATCAAAATAAAGCCAACTAAGACGTTTCAAAAAGGAGGTATTAAACCAAACTTTGCTTTATATAGCGAACGTACTGGACCACCTGTAATACTGCCTGCTACGGAAGGAGGGAGCACACAGTACTTAGTAGAACAAACCACATTAGTAAACACCAGTGGCAACTTTAAAAAAGTAGTCAACAACTCAAACAAAATTTACCTATTAGAAGGGACGGCATTTACCATAACAGTAACAGCACTAGACCCAGACAACATTGAGGATCCATGGAATACGAGTAATTTAAGGTTTAAGTGGTTAAAGAACGGATCGTATATGTACAGTGTTAATAACTTGAACAATTATAAGGGGTACAACAACATCACCTTCCCAGAAGACCAAGCCACACAAAACATTACAGGAGATTACACTTTAGAGATCAGTAACGATACAGGAACATCAATTACAGCTCCATTGACGATTACTATATACGATAGACTTAGAGTACCAGAGCTATATAATAACCTAGTAAAGAATAGTAGTGGAGAGACTGGTACGGATAATTGGACACTTACAAATGACGTAGTTGTAAACGAGTTTTCTCCTGGCATTGCCGATAGTAAAAATTTTGCAAGTATTTTGATCGAAAACACACTATGGTCATCAGGAGACAACTATATAACAGTACAGCCAGAGTTACCATTTCGTTTTTGCAGCTCTAACTCATGGGTAAATTTCAATTACTTTTATCAAAACTGGAAGCAAGGAACATTACCAGACTTATTAAGCTCTTTTTACGGTTGGTACTACGGCAACAACAAACCAAATATAGTCAGTAACGAAGATCCTGGGGATGACTTTGCATGCTTTTTTCCGTCTAAAAGGTACGTAGACGACTACAATGCAAATGATGGCAAGTTAGGATTGCTCCACGAAATGAAAGAAGCTAAGACCTATTTCACAAAGCCACCAGTTCTGCGTAACAACGACCCAGTAAGCAAAATGACGCAAGCGATAGACATATCAAATGCTAATGCGTTTGTAGACGGTGAAGTTTGTGGAGTAGAAAACTTAGTTGGAAACTTCTTTGCTTACGTCGGATTGGGCATAAACTCCTATGAATTTAAAATTCACTTTGGCCCAACAATAACACGAGGCCCAGGAGACATAGATTTGTTTGAGAACATTAATAACACGTTTTATGCAGCTAAGACGGAAAGTACTGCATTAAGGGTGCTTCCACAAGCAGACATTAATCCAAACGAAATTGGAAAAATTCTTCGAGGCCAAGGGATTGGTGGATCACTGGAACAACGCAGGTTGATAGGAGCGAGACTATCCATCTCGTTACTCAGTGGTAATGATGAATTCAGATACCAACCACCACAATGGAGATATCCAATTATGGAAAAATTGTATAGAGAATCAACAAACATTGGATCAGGAGACTTTGCGGATACGTTTGAAAGGATCCTACTTGCAGGAAAGCTTACACCAGAGCAATTAACTAAATACCCAGAATTAGCGACATTTCAAAACATAGTTGAGCCTGATATTAATAACCCATCAGATTTCCAATCACGTCGTACACTGGCACGAGCTCGTTTTACAGCTCAATTAGACAATAGATTTGCAGTAGCTGAAGAGCTTCTTTACCAAAAAGCAATACAAGTACTTAACAATTTATTTAATCTAAACTTAAACGATGCCCCTGATAGCAAAGACTACGGCACATTAGCTCAATTAACACATGCACTTATATCATTACACTTATCAGACTTTTGGAGCCCCGTACAAAACCGCACAGTACTACTTAATGATGTCTTAAAAGGCCAAACATACGACAGATATAGAGGTATAGCCAGTACGTTTGCGAGGGATACCGCACAACCATACAATCTAACCACATCGGATCTAGGAACTAAGTTTGGCAACTACTATAATTATGCATATTCTATACTAATGTTTTACGTATACGAGAGTGTACAAGGGGGAGAGATAATAGACAACTATATAACAAAACCAGCTCTACCAGATAAGTTTGCTAACACTTTAGTGGTTGATTTTAATGCCTTAAAGCAAATGGCGGAAGGAGGAAATGGTGCAATTGACCCAAAACTAGATTTAACTTTGGTAACTCAAATTGATGTGTTCCCAAAATGTAATGATACAATAAGCTTTGATATTGAGTACATTGATAATTTTGGAGAGCGATTAGGTATGGAGACACTAAATGGACCTAATGAAGATGATATATTCGCAGTAAAGGAAAGGGTATTCCTATCAACAGTATTTACAAAACTATTCCAAAAAGTAACAAAGTTAATAGGGGCTAGTGGTGGTAGCGATTATGTTCCTGTGACATATAAAGGTGGGCAAGAAATGTTTACGCTATACAAATACGCATACGGAAATGGAGATGGACCAGGCTCAACACTCAGTCAAGACTTCTTGAAGCAAACCTACCCAACAGACTATTTCAACAAACTCAAAGAAAATAAGTTTCCAATTACAGATACAGGAGCAGCAGCCTTCTTTGCAGTAAATAAGACATTTGCTGTACCAAGACGAACTCGAACAATAAATGTAACTGCAAACTTTGACCATAGCTCAATTGCATGGGGACAAGAAGCGGATTCTGGCATTAACAGATACGACTCAGAGGAGATTCAAGCAGAACACTTAACAGACAAGCTAAAGTTCTACAGATCAGGAAATCCAAGAACTGGACTGGCTCACGTAAAGTTGAGTTTATACGACACAACCTACAAGAGAACAGCCTTATACCCAAACTTCTTTGTACCACCTCGTCATGTTTGGTCCGAGCTAAAAGCGGTAATATCAGGACCACAGATGAAAGAGTTAGATAGAATTGTCTATGGTGGGGAAGATTGGGTAAATTTTGTGTATATTCAACCAACAAGAGACAGCTTAGCAGCGCCTGTGGTAATTCAGAAGATTGAACCGCCAGTAGACACAAAGCCACAAGAGCCAGCAGACGCATCTTTGACACAACAGCTACAAAACGGAGCACTCTAAGTCAAAAACAAGAAAGTAGGGTATTTATATAAAAAACGCAGTGAAGCCAAGTCAGGATCAACAAAAGTCATTTAATAAAGTAAGCACCAGCAAGCCCCCCAAGACAGTAGTGGCTAAACCTGCAGGAGCAGTGACTTCGTCAAATCTACCCAGTGACTTCTTAATATCAGTACCACCACCATTTGGAAACTATCGTGGTGGTCTATTTACCTTTCCAAACGACGGTGTCCAATTAGACATATACAATGATCAAGACTTCTATTACGAGTCGATAACAGCAGCTACCGAATATACAATTGAGGGAACTGAGGTACTCATCGATTTAGAAAAGGAGTTAGTAAAGGCGGGCTACGAGTCAGGTGACTTTAAAGTACGCACAAGACTATTAAGAAACTACTTAGGATCAGCATCGACACTAAAATTATTAGTACAAGAAATATCAGCAGATAGACTTGAGTTAAGAGTGGTCCCAGCACAATTAGCTGGCGATGGAACAGCTGAGGGAAATGCAAGTGCAGAAGGGACTAATGCAGCATTCTTTACCTTTTTTGGAGACGATTTCTTTGGATTAGATAAGCAAGCCGTATTGGCTAGTTTATACGTGTTCTTAGACAACATTACTTCTATTGAAGTGACCGATTATATACAGGACAAGTACACTGTACAATCGTTTCCTCATAGTATAATCTTCAAGCTACAACAAGCGTTACCTTTGTCAGTAGGAGTTGGTACAACTGTTTGGGTGTCACAAGAGACAAACCCACCAGTTGTAGAGAGTGTAATTGTATATCCGACAAAAAAGGTAGCACAATTTACTAAAATTAAAGGTCCTAATTTCGATGTTCTAAGAAAAAAGACTTTATCGACAGATACGGAGTATCAAAACTGGGATGAGATACTTTCTAGCAACACAAGACAACTAACACAAACTGTATTTAGCCAATCCCTTGTAGAAGGAATTGAGTTAAATGTCGATTATAGAAATTTTGAAAACTTTGTTAAGTTTGGAAGTGCATATGAAAGAATTAAAAACTTTGAATACAAAGTAAAGTTAATTGAAAATTATCAAAGCGTATCAGCAAGCTTAGCTACTTCCACAGCATCCGAAAGTTTTTACGTCCAAACACAGTTAACATCAACACTTGATAAGATTGACAATATTGTAGGAGCTTTTGATGGCTTTGAAAAATATATGTACCTAGATTCATCAAGCTACGTATCAAATAGTTTTGGTGAATTTTTAGATATTGCGTGGCCAAAAAGCACATCAACAAAGCCACATACGCTTTATGGATCAAATACGACACAAGTAGAAAACTGGTTAAGCGGAATACTAGACTCAGCAAGCCTATACGACAACAATAACTCATATTCATTACGAAAGTTAGTTCCAGAGCATATACAACAACAAGAGAGTCAAGTAGTTGATTCGTTTATTAGCATGTTAGGGCACTTCTTTGATGTACAATATGAATATGTAAATCAAATACCAAAAGTATACGACAGGCAAGAGAAGTTAACAGAAGGTTTTGCAAAGGAACTTGTTTACCACGTAGCTCAAGGATTGGGAGTTGATTTTAGTAACGGAGACAACTTTACAGATTTATGGTCGTATACACTTGGATTGAACGCATCAGGAAGCTACGACAACACACTAAAGCTTTCTGGAGAAGATAGGACGAGAGAGACTTGGAAGCGTATTATTAACAACCTTCCTTACTTACTTAAAACAAAGGGAACTGAGAGAGGTATTCGAGCATTAATAAACTGCTATGGAATACCGTCAACTATACTTCGCATCAAGGAGTATGGAGGACCGGAGGTTGATTTAGACAGA